CGTTAGTAAAAACGAACGAAGGAAAAAGTAATGCTTGTTAAACAAATCGGTGAAGTCGAAGTAAGCTATCACGCTAGTGATGACCCTGTAGTCTCATTTCTGGTTAATCAAGGCGTCTTATTTGGTGAGGGTAACTTCAAACTATTAGACCAATTTATTAAACAAAAGGGGCGGATTATTGATTGCGGCTCTCATATTGGGACATTCTCTATCCCCGCTGTATTAGCTGGCTATAAGGTAACTGCAATTGACGGGGCACCTAAAAATGTGGAATGCCTAAAGGAAACTGCAAAACAGTTTAACGACAATTTAGATGTATTTGAAGAGATCTTATCAGATACGGTAGCCAAATGTTCATTCTCACATGATTCTGGCCCATTCGGATGGATTCTTGAAGATCCAGAGAATGGTAACTTTATGTCTCAAACTCTAGACAACCTGTGTGAGGCCCATAATTACGATAATATCTGTGCGATCAAGTATGACGTGGAAGGCGGGGAAATTGGGGCATTAGAAGGCTCTAAGGGAGTTCTCGCCACACATAAGCCACCTCTTCTGATTGAAGTCAATGGATGGTGTCTCTATAACAAACAGAAATCACCTAAAGACTTATTCGCAACTATTGAGTCTTTAGAATATACTATTTACTTACCTTTTAGTAACACTTTATTTATAATCGATAAAGATAAGAATTTTCCATTCTGTGTAACAGATGTCATCGCTATTCATAATGACTGTTTGGACCAATATCCATTTTTAGATAATGCTAGGGTTTTTACTGACGAAGAGATTGAACTCTTAATCGCTCAGAACTATCAGAATAGTAATGGAGACTGTAAGTGCTATTTTGATTCAATCCAGGATAAAGAAAGCGTTGCATGATCAATATCCTTATCGACACGAGGGAGCAGAAACCATTTTTTGAAGTCGCCCCGTACCTGTCCACAGGAGAGTATATCACAACTGAGTTCAGAAAGCTAGATGCTGGTGACTATTCTGCCGAAGGTTTGGAAGGTATTCTCGCCATTGAACGAAAGGCCAGTACGGGCGAGCTGTACGGAAATTTGGCGAAGAGTACGATGAAAGAACGTTTCTATAGGGAACTGGACAAATTAGAACAGGTTGAGAAAGCAATCATCCTTTGTGAATTCCCGGAGGAGAATAACTATACTTTTCCAGCTAACTCCGGAATTCCAAAGTCAAAACAAAAGTATATTAGAGGCGGGTCTGGATTCTTTCGAAAGCTTATTAATGAGATTACTGATAAATACGATATCGAGTTTGTATATTGTGCGAACAAGGTAGAGGCAGAACAGTATGCTGCCCAATTGATCAGGGATACTTGGGTAAAACATCACGAAAAGGGGTAATATCTTGTTTTCTTATTTAGAATGGCTTGGTGAGCTAGTAAAAGTGATAGGGGATTTAATTCCCCGACGCATCCTCGTAGAACCTACACACCAAGGCGTGAAATTTAAAGGAATGAAGCATACCCTTCTTCTTTTACCAGGCCGTTATTGGTATATCCCATTCTTCTCCTCTTATTACTTGCTACCTGTCGTTAGGCAGTCCCTGTATACCTTAGAACAAGACTTAACTACCCTGGACGGCAAGCCAGTCAAGTTAAGAGCTGTCGTGTCGTACGAGATCACTGACATGGTTACAGCGATAGCAAAGGCTAATGAGGTAACGGATCAAATAGAAGATGAGACGATGGGTCTGATTTGTCGCTATACGGCAAGAAAGACCTTGGACGAACTAATGGACGACAGGACAAGGATGAATAGGGAAATTACCTCATTGGTAGATCGTAGGATGGAAGAATATGGGATTAGTATAAAAAGAGTGCAAATAACGTCATTCATTTCCGGTAGGGTTCTGCTACATACGGGAATTGATATAAGTCTGGGTGAACCTAATGGCTGAACGACTACGTGTAGAGATTCTTGAAGAACTTAATGATGCTTGGCTAAATATTCAATACGAAAAGGGGGATTTAGCTAAACCTCTTGATTTACTTACTACAGATGATCCAGAAGAATTCTATAAGACCTTTACTTGGTTAATGATTCAGCCTGAGTACTTCTGTTTTCTATGTAAGAACATCTTAAACGTTGACCTTGTACCTTTTCAAGGGATGATGCTTGAAGAGATATGGAAACGAAAATTCCCGATGCTTGTGGGCTCTAGAGGGGTCGGTAAGACATTTCTACTATCCCTCTACTCTCTAATGAGGGCAATGATTATGCCCAATAGAAAAATCGTAGTCGTAGGGGCAGCATTTCGTCAATCTAAGTTTCTACATGAGTATATGGAGTCAATTTGGAAAAAGGCCCCCATACTAAGAGATCTTTGCGATTCTAATAGTGGACCTCGTAGAGATATAGATATGTGTAGGATGATTATCAATAGTAGTGTTGTAACCGCAATCCCTGTGGGTGACGGGTCCAAGATCCGTGGATTAAGAGCGAACGACATTGTATCGGACGAATTTGCATCGCAAAGCCGTGAAATCTTCGAAAACGTCATTGCTGGCTTTGGTGCTGTCTCGGCCTCTCCTTCTGAAGGAGTAAAATTGGCAGCAGCTACAAAGCTGGCAAAAAAGAAAGGCTATGACCTATCTATTTTAAAAGAAAACTTCGCTGATGAGGACTTTGGTAACCAGATCGTCCTATCGGGAACCGCCTACTACGACTTTAACCACTTCTCCATCTATTGGAAGCGGTGGAAGTCCATTATTAACAGCAAGGGCGATCCTGTCAAGCTAAAAGAAACGTTTGGCGACGAAGAAATCCCCGACAGTTTCAATTGGCGGGACTACTCAGTCATTAGAATGCCTTTTGAGCTGATTCCTAAGGGGTTTATGGATGATGCTCAAGTCGCCCGATCTAAGGCTACGGTTCATAACGGTATTTATCTGATGGAATTCAACGCCGTCTTTTGTACAGATAGTTCCGGATTCTTTAAGAGAACCCTGATTGAGTCTTGTACGGGCTCTGAAGCTAAGCCCATCAAGTTACCGGCTGGTGAATTATATTTCGACCCGTCACTAAAAGGGGAAATTGGGAAGCAATATATTATTGGTGTTGACCCGGCTTCTGAAATTGACAATTTTTCAATTGTTGTTTTAGAGGTTAATTCAGATCATAGGCGAATTGCTCATGTTTGGACCACCACTCGAAAAGAGTATAACGAAAGACTCAAGAGGGGATTAACAGAAGAGGGCGACTTCTATGCTTACTGTGCCAGACGTATCCGTGACTTGATGGGGGCATTTCCCACCATTCATATAGCTATGGATGCTCAAGGTGGCGGTATCGCTGTCTCTGAGGCCTTACATGACCCTATTAGGCTTCTCCCTGGGGAACTTCCCATCTGGCCCACTATTGATGAAGATAAAGAAAAGCTTACTGATGATGAGCAAGGTCTTCATATTCTGGAGTTGTGCCAGTTTGCCAAGTATGACTGGCTGGCAGAAGCTAACCACGGATTGAGAAAAGACTTTGAGGATAAGGTTCTTTTATTCCCCCGATTTGATCCTATAACAATCGGACTATCAATTGAGCAAGACAAAGCACTTAACCGGACTTATGACACATTAGAGGATTGTGTTATGGAAATTGAGGCATTAAAGGACGAACTGTGCCTTATTGAAATCCGCCAGACTGCTACGGGTAGGGACCATTGGAATACCCCAGAAGTAAAGACAGGTGTGGGCAAAAAGGATAGGATTAGAAAGGACCGTTATTCTTCTCTTTTAATGGCTAATATGGCAGCGAGGCAAACTCGTAATGCTAAAATTCAAGATGGGTATGTAAGCTATGGCGGCTTCGCAGATATGGAGGCCAGTAGCAAAAAAACGGATGCTATTTTCTTGGGTCCAAACTGGTATACCGAAAAAATGAATGGAGTTTATTAAAAACGGTGTATTACCCATAAGGTAGTTTAATTGTAATCCTAATAAGGTTAGACCATGTCTAAAGAAGATACAGAAAATCTCAAAACCGCCAAGAGTCTTTACATTGATATGAATGATAAAGACGCTCTTGAGCAGGCCTCTGCCAATATTGAGTCTTATGCAGGGCTGCCGTCCGCTACCGCTTCCAGTCGGACCTTCCTGAGTATGGAACCCGGAATTTCAGTTCGGGATAGTTATAGTAAAAATGACTATTACGGATTCCGCACGGGTGAGGAGCCACCTCACCATCAACAAGAGATCATGCAACGCTGTATGACCGCATACGATAAAGTCGGCATTATTAAGAATGTGATCGACTTAATGGGCGATTTTGGGTCTCAAGGCATTAGCTTGGTCCATGCTGATAGTAATGCCCAAAAGTTCTATCGTCGTTGGTGGGAAGACATTAATGGTTCTGAGCGATCTGAACGATTCTTAAATACTTTGTTCAGGGTTGGCAACGTCGTCATCAAACGGCAATACGTTAAACTAACAAAAAAGAACCAAAAGGTCATGACACGGGGAAGTGACGATATTGATTTCCCTAAAGAACGGACTACTTCCCGCAGAATCCCCTATGTGTACAATATCCTTGATCCTACTACTGTAGAAGTGGAAGGTGGAGAAGCCTCTCTGTTTTCTGGCAATAAGAAGTATTTTATAAAACTGTCTAAAAAGATCCGTGACGAGTATAAGAAGAAGAACTCTGCATTAAAGAATCTTCCGGCAGATGTCAAAGCCGCCTTAGCTAGTGGCGAAGAAAAGTTTGAACTGAAGCCTGAAACTATTGAGGTCTTTCATTATAAGAAAGACGATTGGCAATTATGGGCACATCCTATGATTTACCCAATTCTTGACGATATTACAATGCTTGAAAAGATGAAGCTTGCCGATATGTCAGCTCTGGATGGTGCCATCTCTAATATACGCTTATGGCGATTAGGTGATTTAGAGCATAAAATTCTCCCAACAAAAGCTGCAATAGATAAATTGCGAGATGTGCTTGCTACTAATGTTGGTGGAGGAACGATGGATTTGGTCTGGGGTCCGGAAATTGACTTCAAAGAAAGTAATAGCCAGGTCTACAAATTCTTGGGCGATGAAAAATATGGCCCGGTTCTCAGTAGTATCTACGCTGGACTGGGAATTCCCCCAACGCTCACAGGTCAAGGAGGTCAAGGTGGCGGATTTACTAATAACTTCATCTCCCTCAAGACATTAATTGAGAGACTTGAATACGGTAGGAATATGCTGAGTAAGTTCTGGAATGGAGAAATTCGCAAGGTCCAGAAAGCTATGGGGTTCAAAAACCCCGCCTATATACATTTTGACCATATGATTTTGTCTGATGACTCTTCTGAAAAGACTCTATTGATTCAACTGGCGGACAGGGACGTAATTTCCCTCGAAACAGTACGAGAAAGGTTTGGAGAAAATGAAGAGATTGAAACTGCAAGAGTTAAAAAAGAAGCTAAAGCACGAGATTCTTATAAGATTCCTCCTAAAGCTGGTCCTTATCATAATGCCCACCAAGAAGACGAGTTTAATAAAATTGCTCTTAATAAGGATCAAATCAGCATTGACCAAGTATCTAGAGTAGAACACAACCCCCAGGTTCCTGCGGGACAAGAGCCGGGGGTAAAAGAAAGTGGCAAACCATCTAATTCGGAAAGACCGGATGGTGGAAGACCTAAGAATGCCAAGGACACAAAACCTCGAAAAAAGAGAACAGTCAATCCAAGGACAAACCCTGGAAAGGCATCGGCCCTAATATGGGCAACCTCTGCTCAGAAGCAAATTACGGACTCCCTGGTTCCTTCTTTTCTAGCCCACTGCAACAAGAAGAACCTGAGGACATTAACTAAAGTAGAATCTCATAATCTGGAAATGCTTAAACTGACGGTATTAGAACAGTTAGAGTTATTTCAAGAAATTACTGACAATATTATTTTGGACATATTGGACGGTAATCCTAAGCTTACCCCCGTAATACTATCTGAAATAGCTGAACTAAAGCTGGAATTTATTAGTTCTAACTCTAAAACCCCCTCATTAGAAGAGATGCGTCAAATTTATTGTTTTGCTTACGTACAGACAAAAGACGTTATTTTATAAAAATTGGTGTATAATAAAATGAGGTGATTATATGAAGATATATGAACGAGAAATTTTAGACGGTATTGCGGATGTGGTTAGGTCAAATGCTAGTGTGGCACTAGAGGCGAAAATTCTTCTTGACTCTGACTATGCCCATCCTTCTAAAGAAGACATTCAAAAGTCAATTGCTGGTTTTGGGAATTCAAACCCTGACCAGGTAGATTTATATTATTTAAACTCTGTACTTGTTTCCACTGGTTGGAACAAGAATGATGACGTTTTCGATCCTGCTGAGTCTTGGGCCGCTAAAGACACCCCTGTAGACAAGCAGTTTAACTATATGCACAACGAGAGTGATATCATCGGGCATATCACGGGTTCTATAGTGGTCGATAAAAACGGCGTTAAGATCGAATCC